TTTGGTCGAACAATGGCTGATCTCACCCAAATCTGTTTCCCCTGATGCTTTACTCCACCAGACCGCCAGTACCCTTGCCGGACAAGCTCCCCCGGCTTGCAGCGTTTCCTTAGCTGGCGGACTCGTAAGTAATCTTTGAGTTTTTGAAACATGGTATCTCCATAAGGAAACCGGGACATCCTGCCTCCTCCAAGATGCTGAGAGTCATGGGCAGGATTTGGGCTCCCCTGCGATGGCTTAAGGATAACCACCTCCTCGAGAAAATCAGGCAATCCCTTGGCCCCGGTGGATTAGAGTGCCCTCCCGCAACGTGGGCATCTGCTTTTTCCCGGCTTCTTCAATCCTGCACTTTTCCACAGTTTGGGCAGTGTGGCTCCCTCCTTGATGGCCCGGACAATCCAGGTAGGGTTAGCGTCCAGCCGTTCAAACGCCATCAGGTCCATCGCGGTGTGAAACAGGCTCGACCACTTCGTGCCATCTTCTGATGGCAGTATCCCTGCTTCGGCCCAGAAGCCACTGCGAGTTGCACAACGGGATGCAGTCGGAACGAGCTTGTTCCGCATCAATTGGTAATCATTCATGGTTTCTCTTCCCCTGGTTTTGCAGGTCGCACCGGGAGGATCTCATGCAGCACAACAGAAGCCCGGATCAGCATATCTTCTCCGCATTTGGGGCATTTCAATAAAGTCGTAGGCCTCTTGAATTTAGTCCACGAAATCAGGATCAGATCCTCGCAATGCGGACAAATGATGCTGTCCTCAATAAACCCATTCCAGCTAGCCATGTCTTACAATGCAATGAAAAGATGATCTTTTTGGCTCAATATATTAATAAGTTTATTCCATTGGCCTCTCTTTGATAATGCAAAACGCTTATCTGCTTCATATACTTCATCACGATCCATATCCTCGTTGCTTAAACTTCTTTCTCTTCGCTTCCAACTGAATAGATCATTCCCTAACTGGATTATTTCGGTCCACCCCTGTTTTGTTCTTACTTCTTGCATAGTCAAAATACATCTTTTCAATTCATTTTCCTCTTGCCACAAAAGATGGATCTTCCCCCAATCATCATTCCAGTAATAATTTACTGAACCCCAAGGAATGCCTTTTAACTGCATGGTATCAATATCAATGATTAGTTTTCTATGAATCTGACGGAATACTGTAAGGGTAAGTTTTCTTGAGTTGACCGTAAGGGTTTTAATCTGCACAGAAGCAGTTTTGATCTGGGCTTCCTCCACATGGATTTTCCGGTTCAGTTGCATTTGTCACCCACAAAACTATTTGCATTCTCCGCCTTTCTTCTCCGGCCCTGGGCTTTCTTTGCCCTCGTTTTTTCCTCAACTGTCAGAGATCCCCCCTTCCAGTTCAACAGCCGGACCACATCTGTCTGCGTCACTTTATCCTTGTAGAGCAGGGCCCAGCGATGCCCACTGGAATTGATCAGGTACAGCTCCCCAGGTTTTTCTCCAGGCTCTTCTGTTCGTTCCTGATCCTCCGGGTTAGGAATCAGGTGGGGGTTGTCCTTCATCCATGCCGCTCGCTTCAGACGTGCCCTGGTCATCAATGCCGTCAGGATGGCCACTGCTTCGTCGTGGTTGCACCGGACATCAATCTTCGGCATATCCGGCATTGCCCCTTCAGGGTCCTCCATGGACCCTAGGCCACCGGCCATCGAAGGTGGGGGTATGGGAGGAGAAAATCCCCGAAGGGGGATTTCTCCCCCATCCCCGCCGAGGAAGGGGCTCTCAATCACTTCCGTTTGATTTTCCATATAGTCTTCCACTAGACCACTTTCGGATGGGTTGGATGGGTTGGATAAGCCTCAGAGTAGGGTTGCTTCGGCATCTCTTGCTGAACCGGCTGCTGCATCGGCGGTTCCGGTAGCTTGTCAAATGGGTCTTTGCCCTCAAACAAAACCTCCAGATGAAGGTTTGTCAGGGCATCCTTGATGATCTCCATCTGAGTACCTCCCAACGCTTCCGGCTGATATGGATGCACGGACCACATCTGAGCTGGGGGCTGGCTTTTGGAGTAGCGCACATCAACATCATAGGTTCGCCAATCTGCAAATTGCGGGTTCGGACTAACCGGGTTCGTCAGATCAAAAAGACGTTGCTGGAGCGTCTGCTGCCGGATCTCCCAAAGTGCAACCCGTCCGGCGTACCAGTCGTATACTGGCAATGTCCAGAATGGCTTGATTTTCTGGGGCTGTCCGAACTGGTCCTCCCCCAACATCTCCTCAGGAATATCGGCCCGGTTTCGCTTATAAATTGGCTTGTTATCAAGCCCGAATGCAAGCCATCCACGCACCATCATCCCGTCTGTCATGGTGCCCAACAGCCGCAGCTTTTTGGAGACCTCATCCGTGAATTTCAGCCAGTGCCCGGAGCCTTCCAAATCTACCCTAACTGCGGCTAGATGTTCCCCCCAGATGTCAGGCATTCGGCCCCCTTCGCTTGCGATCCAGGGCATGCTCTTGCTGTTTAACCATTGGCAACCCCTCCCCCATCAATATCCACTTGGCATGGATGCCGTGGATCAGTTCAACCGAGTTCGCCAGAACGCGGGAGACCCGACTCGACCGCGCAACCATGTTGTGGAATCCGGGCGCGGTCATGCCCACGGACTCAGCAAACTCCTGGGCGTTCAAGCCAGTCCCATTGCGAACCTCCTGCAAGCGTTTCAGTGGCGGATTCAAACATGGCTCCTTTTTCAGTTGCCAGGCCAATGCACTGGCAATCTTTCTAATCCTCATATCCAAAATCCAAATACCTTCTTGGTCAATGCTCGTTTTCATCATTTTCTCCTTTGGTGAGTGTCCCGGCTTGCCAGTCCTCGACATCTCTTGGATTGTACAGACGCACACCGCCCTTCTGCTGGCACGGGATTTCATCTGCAATCGTTCGAAGGAACTTTGACGGGGATAGGCCCAGCAGGTTGGCAACCTCCCAGGCAAATAGAGACTCTGACATCGTTCCTCCTTGTTAGTGCATCGGCCCCGCGGCAGGCGGAGCCTCAAGGGCTAACCCACAAATTCATGGACCCTTAGCACTATCGTAAATCACGAACAGCGACAGTGCAAGGTTTTTTTGTGCAGGTGTTGCTTTTTTGAGTGGGAACAGTGGGAACAGTGGGAACATCCAGTGTTTGCAAGGCTTCGCGGTGTTCCCACTCTGTTCCCATTTTGCCCGGAGTGGGAACAGAGTGGGTACAGTGGGTACAGTGGGTACAGCCAGTGTTTGCAAACGACAACGGCCCGTAACCTCCGGAGACAAATCCGGAAGCACGGGCCGAAATCAACAACCGGCGCGGCAGCTGGCAGGGCCAGAAGACAAATCCAGTCTAGCAACTTCAGTCTAGCAGCTCCCCTCCCAATGGCAAGCCCCTTAGATCACTCCGGTTTCCTGTAACCGTTCCCGCATCATCAACACGATTTTGTCGTCAATCGTGTTGCTGGAACGCTTCACTGCCCACTCCAGGATCTCCAGAGTCAACTTGAGGATGATCTTCTCGGACAGCATTGACAAAACCAAAGTTTTTGCTGCGCCTAGCGCAAGGGTTCCAAGCATTCCAATCATCAGTAACTCCATAGCCACGGTCGAGGGCCACTCACGCCATCTCCCAGGTCATCCATGTGCAAAAACCGGCTAGCGTGTGACCCTGATTGTTTTATTCCAATCCCAGTCATCCCGTATCCCCGTGCAAGCTCAACAAGGTCAAGGGCATCTGATCCGGAGATGCCGATATCAACTGCCCGGCCAGTCTGGTGCGGACCCTTGCCACCTAGAGCAGCATCATGGACCGGACATCGATAGCCACTATTGACGCGCATTGGTTTTCCGAACTCCTCACGAATTTCTTGCAGCCGATTGAGGAAAGCCAAGCTCATCATGTTCACTCTGCACCCGCATTTGCATCTCAATTCAGACTCACTGAAATTCAGGGTACTGGGCATCACTTCTTTTTTTCCGGTTCCGGTTCCGCGTGATCGTAATTGAGCAGCACTCGCTCCAGCAATGAGAGTCGAATCTGGATATTTTGAGTACCGGATTCCGTGCGTCTTGACATCATTTCAATCTGCTCCAATTGCGTACCAACGTTATAGGTGAGGTGGTACAACGAGGTGAACATGGCAACAACAATAATTAAAACTGCGACATTATATCCGGCAATGACTAGATAACTATTCACCGCTTTCTATCCAATTTTCCAAGCAGTTCCCGCATCGCAGCAGTCTGTTCTGCAAGTGCAGTTTTCATATTAATTAGGGCCTCTGAGCTTGCCCTCATCAGTTCAACCAGTCGCTCATCTGCTTGCCGTTCATTCAGTAACCACTCGCCTCGCTCCTGTGCAAAACTATCTCGTAAATCACTGCGCTCTCTCGTGAATCCAATTTGCAGAAACTTGATGTACCAACCTGCGAAACCGAGGACAACGATTGGGACCCCTAGCTGCTCGATCAGTTTTACGATTGTCTCAATCTCCACGTTCCCTCAACTCCGGATGCGTTCCAGTTCACGACTAATGTTCGCAAGCTCGGAATGTTGTTCTGCCAGTTGTAAGTTACTTTTTTCTACCAAATTAAAAACGCGCTCTTCAATCCGCAACCGGTCTGTACGCGCCTGGGCCGTTGACGTTTTAATCCACCAGGCCAACACGATAAGTCCAACGCCAGCCACGCCTTGCGAGAGAAGGATGTCCAGCACCTTTTCGGTTGAATCTTTAGCCGGGGGTTGTGGCACTGGAGGAGGGACATAGGCCACAGCAAATTCGACTTCTTTATCGGCTAACGCAAACTCATAAAAAAAGGCAAGAGAAGCCATCAGCAGGGCAATCACGACAATCAGCAAAACCTCATAATTCCGCTCCATCAATCAATCTGGAATCTCTGGCCACATCACACCAGAAAGCTGTCCGGACTCATCAAAGGATGGAGACGCTGACGCTGGCAGGTCCCGGAGTGCTTGCCGATAGCTTTTGCGCTTTGCACTCATTGTCAAATCGGAGGATGCCCACCAATCAGACTCTGCAAGCAATCGGTTCCTCTCAACTCGCAACAACCGCAAAGGTTCTGCTGCTTGCAAATCAAATGGAGTTGGAAACACACCTAAATCCTTCAAATTTTCTAAAGTTGGAGGTGTGTCTGTTGTCCATATAATGTGGCCATAGTCTTCCAATGTATCAGTCGGACAAGGAAACGATTCCCATTGACCCCCATACGAATCAGTTAAAACTCTGGATAATTTCATGACACCTCCCAAACAAAAACGGTTGATGTTGTAGCTGTGGGGAGGTGGGCATCATCTACTGCCGCAGTCGGGTTCATGATTATGGCAGGTGTACCAGCAGTCCCTCCCCCATACTGCAACGTGAGAGTCTGTGATCCTATTGTGGTGTGAGATGCCAATTCTCCCTGGATGCCGAACATATACATAAGCCCGGTGCCCGAAGTAAAAGAATAGGTGAATGATCCGCACCAGACATCAGCACTTGCGCCAAATTTGAAACCAATTCCAATCGACCCTTGTGAGTCATCCAGTGCAACAATAGTCGCCATGACAAAAAGTGTCGATCCGCTTTGTTTTTTGTCATAAGAATGAGAAACAAATGTGGCGGTTGCTCCACCTCCGGCAGTAGCAGAAAGGGCTACCCGAGCCGAATTTGTGAAGCTCTCACAGTTTGTTATCAGTCCCGATGGCAGAGTGACCGCACTGCCGAGAGAAACATTATTCAATGTGACTGCTGTCCCGGATTCCGTAAGAATTGCAGTGCTGCCATCTGATTCGTAAATTCCCCCAGCACTGGGCAATTTGATTCTTGCGTCAGTGTTCCCAGTGAAATCAATATTTCCACTAGAATCAATGTTTAGACAATCGACCGCAACTCCCCCGGAATCTCCCTGAAGGGATAGAGCTGCCCCGGAGGTGACAGGCTTAATCGTATCTACTTTAACTGTACTCATAATGCCTCAATCAGTTGAAATGATAAATTCCGGAAACTCCCGGTTGCTCCAACGTAGCCTTCATCCGGGTTGCTGATGCTCCCATAAATCGCCAGGGAGTTCCGTTCAGTTGGCATACTGGACAGCACCTCGATCGGCAGGGGCAACCCCCGTCTGGCATTTGCAATTCCCACCAGGTCATCAGCATGGGCTTGGGACCAGATGCTGCTGATTCCATAAGTCTGGGACACATTCCGGATCAATGTTTGATAGCTGCCATTTGGGCCAGTGGATTTGCTGGAGAAATCCTGGACTCCCCTGCTCAAGCTGCTGGCGTTAGAAACTTCGGTTGTGGTTCCAACCCGCAAAATTCCAAGCTCCACAGGATGTTTTAAGACCGTGCAAGCAGCACTTGCAACCGCAGTTCCGGATAATGTGATCGCCCCGGAGCTGGTGCCATCTCCAACAATCGTGATGATTTGATACTCTGAACCTCCAATAGTCGCAAAACCGCCCAGCAGCACCTGTCCATGCTCAGAAATGTTAATGACTGCATTGCTGGAATCCTCAAAACGTCCGGTGTCGCCGGCATCCAGTCGCCAATTTGCAATTGCCTTGGTGGTCGGATTCAAGGGGAGCCCCTTGTAATCCGTGGAAGTTGTCAAAGACAGATCGAGTGTGCTGCTGCCAGAGATTCCAACATATTGAGATTTACGCCATTGGGTTGATCCTCGGCCCCATGGATTATATCCATATTGATTTTCCAGTTGGGCCGATGTCCATGAGACTGCACCACCTCCATCGACAGAGTAAGTGCCAGAGCTAGCCAGCCAGTTGCCGACAAAGAAGGCTGTGGATGCTCCCGTGAGGGTAGCGCGAGCCACTATCGTGGTCGCACTACCGATCAGGCGATTCCTGGGTTGTGATGTCTCAATATTGCCCACAGGCCATGCGCTCAATGCGGTGCCGGTCGTGAGACTTACTGCACTGATAGTGTTATCAGCAATCAGTTTCATGCCGTCCCAGTTTGCGTGTAAGGATCAATGACTGCATCCCCTCCCCATGTGGTTTGCTCGTTTGCAAAATCCCATGATCGTTTCCGGGCGACCAAATACCCGGAAACTCCCAGGGTATCTGAAAAGAAATCCACTCGCTCCCCCAGG